TCGGCAACTCGGCGATGGGGATTATTCTTCAATACTCGCTTGATGCAACGAGTACGTGGGATACTCCTCACTGTAGAAGCGCGTCTCAGAATACTGGCGGCACAGCCTCCTGGTCTGCAACGTCAGCCACGGATCCGAATATCCTGGTTGATGACCTTATCGTTTGCTGCTCAGGAATTAATACTGACCTTTATACATATAGCGCGGAGGCGATGTCATGCTCAGGCTGTACGTTTGGAACAGTTAATGAGCGCGTTGATAACGTTGTTACAAACGGTGACGACGTTGGGACCGTGGTCGCTGATGCCTTTGTAACAGCTGGAGCTTCTACCGGAACGATTACGTTTACGATGACCGCAAGCGGTAGCGCAACGAATAATCCAGCTGGCGCGACCGTTTTCTACGTTCTTCGTGAAATTCGGCATTACACTCTTGTTGCCGGCACCGGGGCCTTCTCCATCGCTTCCACGGGAACGAACCTCCTGTGGAAGCGAGTCCTGTCTGCCGGAAGTGGAGCCTATTCCATAGCAGGGGCGGGAACGTCCCTGCTATGGAATAGAGTTCTCTCTGCTGCAGCCGGAGCCTTTGCCATAGCAGGAGCAGGCACGTCCCTGCTATGGAACCGTCTACTCAGCGCAGCAACGGGTGCCTTCACGCTCGCGGGGGCGGGAACGTCCCTGCTATGGAATAGAGTTCTCAACGCTGAGACAGGTGCCTATACAATCGTCGGCGGTGACCTTGCGACGGCAGGCTTCATCCAACCAACTGGGATTGCTTCTTCTGAGCGCGTTGAAGAGCCAGAAGTCACTCGCGACGGCTTTGGAATTGCACTCGTAACCGACCGTAAAGCCTTTTTCATGCCGAAGAAGCTCATTCCTGGCCCGCTGCCCAGAGGAAGGAAGGGGCGAATCGGCCTTCCGATGCCTAAGAGGAAATCGCGACCGATCCTCTTTCCAATTGGCTTTGGTGGTGCCTGGGCACCCGGTCTTGTCTCGCCGCCTGGTGGCTCTGGGCCGATCGACCGTCCTTGTGTCCTTGTTGACTTTACGATTGGTGCTAACTGGTTCAATCGAATCCACATCCTGCCTAGGACGCCGATTAACTTCGAACGATTTATTACTCCACAGCAACAGACGATCGAGATTTTCAATGCATTCAATCAGTCTACGGAATTGACGGAGGTTAATAATCCTCTTGATCCGGGAGTGACTGTCGAGGATCTTCCGACACTCCCGTATAAACTTCTTCCATATTCGTCGCTCCTTGGAGTTTCTATTAGAACCTCCGAGGACGGGCCTCTTAAGTTTGACGACCAGATCGGGTTCGTCTTCTCTGTCGGTAATCAGGTATTTGCCGAGATTCTTGGGCTTAGAGTCCCGATTATTCCGTGGAAGCCAAGCGGTAATATTACTGAGAATCTTCAGTTTGGAACAAGCGTTCTGAGGATTCTCCGTGGGAAGGAACAGAGGATCTCGTATCGGGTTAACCCTCGTCAGTACTTTGAAGTTCCTTATCTCTTCGATATCGACGGGGATCCTCGACGAGAGATCAATAACCTCCTGTTTGGTAGACAGTCAGAGGTTATCGCCCTCCCACTTTGGCATGAGTCAGTCTCCATTAACGGGGCTCTTGTAACGGTTGGAGACTCTGTTACGATTCCTGTGAGCACGACGGTTGGAGTTGATCTTCGTGTGGGTGGGTATTTGATGATCCGTAAGTCAGATTCCTACTACGACGTCGCTAAGATTGAGTCTGTTTCGAGCAATTCCATCGTCGTGACGTCGGTAACCCTTAATTCCTATGCGATTGGCGACATAGTTATGCCAATCAGGTTTGTTAATATTACGTCGGCTCCAAGGAACGGTAGGAACCCTGTCGGTGTTGCTTCGTATGTCATCCAATGTCTATCTGTCGATAACGATACTGGAGCTTCAGATGGTTCTCTGATTGGTTTCAGTACCTATAACGGTAGGCTGATACTCGATCAGAATAACTTCATGAATGGATCAACGAAGGCGGAGGCTTTCATTCAAGAAGTCGAAGGCTATGACAGCCTCTCAGGAGTCCGTCAGCAGTTCGCTTCCTGGGATCGAAATAAGGACCTGCGCGATTTTGGGTTCTTAACCCGGAATCGCGCAGAGCTCCGAGATTTCCGAAATCTCATCCTAGCTCTGAAGGGGAAACTGATCTCCTTCTATTGCCCTCAGATTGCTGTTGACTTGAAGGCTACTCAGGATTTGACGAACGGCGACGATACAATTACCGTTAGGAATAATAACTATACGCAGTATGCAAATGGCAAGGAAGGTCGAAATATCTTCAAGATCACTTTCTCAGATGAGACTAGCCTTATTCGTAAGATCACGGCGTCTGAGGTTTTGAGCGAGACTGAAGAACTTCTAACTCTCGATGCTACGTGGCCTTCCACTAAGACAATCAGTCAGATCGTCTTAGTGGAATGGATCAATCTCGTACGTTTTGACTCTGACGAGGTCAAAATCCAGCATCGTGGAATTGGTAGAGCTCGGGCTACGGTCCCGATCCTCGCAGTTGAGGATGACGGATGAGCGACTTCGATACCCTTGAACGTAGCACGCAAGGCTCACGGCCGATTGAACTCTATGAGTTCGTGACACCGACTATCACCTATCGCTATGCTTCGACTGAAAGTGAGTTCGTCAATCTTGGACAAACTTACGAACCGATCGCCATCTCACACGATCCAATTTCATACAGTCTTGACGAACGGACTAAAATCGTCAAGGTAACGATGCCAGCCGAGACGGAATTTGCGAAGCGGTACATCAGCGTTAATCCATCTGGGCAGGTGATGGGTAAGATCATCCGTCTTCAGCTTGATGAGACTCCAACGCCAATCCGACAGGTCATGTTCATTGGATTCGTGAGAGGAGTTCAGTTCGACACGGACTTTAATCTTGCGAAGATCGGACTTCTCTCAGCAGACGGAGCGAAATCTGAGTCTCTTCCCAGAAGGACGTACTCGAGCCTCTGCAGCAACCAGATTTACGATAAGTTCTGCGGGGCTAATTCTGCCGCGCATACGTTTATTGGTCCTTGCACGGCAATGGAGAATGCCCCGTCAGGGAATAAGATAACGATTACCGGGAGCGAAGCCTCCGGCCACAAATTTGCCGGAGGCTTCGCGGCCATAGTCGGCGAGGACTCCGAACTCCGGATGGTGATCTCACAGATCGCAACAACGGATGACGTCCTTCTTCTCCAGCCCTTTCCAGTTAGCCCAGTGGGGCGGCAGATAAAGCTTGTTGCCGGGTGCGATAAGAAGCTAACCGGAGACTGTTCTAACGTTTTCGATCGTGTTAAGTCTTTCAATGGCGCTCAGTACGTGCCTGGGCGACCGCTGTTCGAGCTCGGACTAGAGTAATGCTTACCCAAGTCCTGATAATTGTTGTCCTGTTCCTTCTGTCTCAGCTTTTTGCTCCAAAGCCGAAGACTGAGAATGCTCGTCCAGCAGGAATGGGCGACTTCTCTTTCCCAACGACTTCATCCTCCCGGGCAGTCCCGATTGCTTGGGGGACTGTGAAGATTAACGGTGGGAACGTCATGTGGTACGGGAACCTAATTCAGTTTCCGATCGAAAAGAAGATCAAGTACAGTCTCTTTGATACTGAGTATGTGACCATTGGATTCCAGTACTTCCTTGGAATTCACCTTGGACTCTGCCATAAATTCGATGAACTCGTTGGGATATCGTGGGGTGAGGTTGAGGTCTGGGATAAGGACATCGACGATCCCCCCTCTGGGCCAACAAGTACGATCACGGTCTCGCGATTCTTGAACTTGTTCGGCGGTAACAATATCGGCTCTGGCGGAATCAACGGCGAGATCGATATCCTCTACGGTGGCCAGGACCAGGAGATCAATCCCTATCTTGCCCAGTATCAGCAGACACTCGTTGGGACGGACAAGACCTCCGCCTATAAGGGTTATGCTGGGATCGTATTGAAAGACTTTTATCTTGGTAACAGTACGTTTCTTAAATTCCCGTCGGTCGTAGTTCGGAGAATTCCTAACGGTCTTGGCCTGCCGGATGATGTCGCTAAGTTGAATGACGGTAATGATTGCAACCCGATGAACGTTGCTCACGAGATCATTACCGACGATGACTGGGGGATGAAGTGGCCTTCGTCGATGATCGACGTCTCGAGTTTTACAGCTGCTGCCGAAACACTTGCGACGGAAGGCAACGGTTTCTCCTTCCTGCTCGATACGATCACATCGCACGACGACATTCTTAAGGAGATCGAGCGCCAGATCGGTGGCGTTATCTTCATCGACCATACCTCGGGGCTCTGGGTTTGTAAGCTTCTTCGGGCGGACTACGACGTCGATGACATTATGGAGCTTTCGGCCAGCAAGAACATCACGAAGGTCGATCGCTTCTTCCGTCAGACCTGGGCGGACACGAAGAATCTCGTTACGCTCTCCTTCAATGACCGCGAGCAAAGCTATAAGGAGGTCGTCGCCTGGGCTCAGGATATGGCCAACGCCCAGATGCAGGGGAATCTGACGGTCACTAGCGGGAAGAATTCTCGTGCGAGCGTCAAATATCCTGGCGTGAAGAATGCTGATCTTGCGAATTCTTTAGTGTGGAGGGATCTCAGAAATCTCTCTGTACCGAGAACTTCCACGACGCTCGTGTGCACGCGCGACGTATACTCGCTCAAGCTTGGTGATGCATTTGTCTACACGAACACTGAGCACGGCATCAATAAGTTTGCGATGCGCGTTTCTCGAATTGACTATTCTCGTATTGACAAGGGAGAGATCCTGATCGAAGCGATCGACGACCTTACCGCGACTTACCCTTCCTCCGGCGCAGCCCCGCCCCCCACTCTTTGGGTCTCCCCGACCTCTGGGCTACAGGAATTTGCCTTCTCCTTTGCGATAGAGGCACCATACGCTCTTGATATCCGGGATACAAACTGGAATCCGACCTATGGCCCAGTAGACCATGTGTGGTTTGGAACGGTTCGAATTGCGTCCGCTAGCGGATATCTTGAAACAATCGATGACATCGCAGATGTTGGATTTACTGACTTATACGATGATGGTAATATCGGGATTTTCGCTCTCAATGCACCGTTGAAGGACAATCTTGTTCAAGGCCCCGCGATTGGGGGCACGATCACAGTCACAACTGTTTCAGCTTTCGCCAAACAGACGATCATTGATTCTAATGCTGGGCAGCCAACGGATCCAAGAGACATTGGCAATAAGCTGTATCATATGCTTATGATCGAGGATGAATTCCTCCTATTTGACACTATTGAAGCAGGCTCTGGTAATGACGTCATCATAAAAGGACTGTATCGTGGGATCATGGACACGGCTCAGCCGCGTGTTCATCCGGCTGGAACGCAGGTCTTCTTCGTTAATGGAATCGGCGGGGGTGAAGTCACGCTCTGTGGCGGACGTCTTAACGGTATCAACCTGAAGGCGGGAGCTGATTATGACTTCTATCTCCGGCCCTACAACAAGACAGAAACTGCCGATCCTGGCGATGTGACACCGATTAGGGTTTCGATGAATGATCGGTCGAGGAGGCCACTTTCTCCCGGCGCCATTTCAATAAACGGCGTCGAGGGAAGTGTGGTCTCCTCACTTGAAGGAACCGGGGCAGGCGATGGACTTGGCGTCGCACTCTTGTTCATTCGTCGTGACTTCCGAGGCGGTAACGAAATTGACGTACTGACGATCGACGCTGCCTTCACCTATCCTGACTTCCCGTCTGTTAATAGCACGAAGTACATCGTGAGCGTGTACGCTGATCCGCTTGGTGTTGACACGCTACTCTTTACGCTCGCAGAATCTTCATCGGCTACGACGACGCTCCTGCGAGACCATGTTCTTAGGTTTACTAACGGAGTGATCCCGGCCCAGATCGGAATAAAGATCGAGGCGAAGCATACGTTCAAGAGCGTAACCTATTTCCAGTTTAATCAGACGAAGTGGATCTGTGACGTCACTACTGCTTTGACTGGCCAGTTCGTATTCGGTGCACTTGATGACGGGGTTTCCTCGAATATTTATACGGCAACGGTCGCTGGAACGTATTCTTTCACTTTGTTCAGCGCCCTTTCCGGCGGCGCGATTGTCCAGGTCTCGAAGAACGGTGGCTCCTTCACGACGCTGGTCGGTGCTGGGCAGACGACAGGAAATCTCGCAGGAGTTGTAATCGGAGACACGGTCGTCATTAAGCATAATGACGCTACTGTCGGGGAAGAGCGGTTCATTTCGATGGACGCTCCTAGTACGGGGCAGGATGGTTTTGCGTTACTCTATAAGTCATAATGCTAAGCGAAGAAATACCTATCCCTCCTGCCGGTGTAATCGGTCTTGCAACGGCAGTTGTCATCCTGATGATAAGACTCGTTCCAGCGATAATGCGAAGGATGGAAGAGTCCACACGTAAGGATAGGGCTCTTATTCGGATGCTCAAAAAGATCTACGACATTCAGAGGCAGATCGAGCTCAACACCCGTAAGGTAAGTAGACTTCAAGAGCTCGAAAACGCGGTTAGCCGGATGAATGAAAAGCTTGAGGGGGAAGTGAAAGTGAAGCTGTAATTTTGATAGTGGCTGGTTTTGCCGGGGAAGGTTGTCCTCGTTGAACCACGCATAAGTAGGCTGTCGCGGTGCGCCACCTTGGCGCGACGAAGGGAACAGATCGTGAACGTTCTGAAGCAGGAAAAGCAGGCGTTGATCCTCTCCGCCTTGGTCGAGGGCAACAGCATGCGCTCGACGGCGCGCCTGTGCGACGTGGACCGCGAGTCGGTGACGAAGTTGCTGCTTCGCGCTGGAATCTGTCCCTGCGCATGGGATCGTCCCGGTTCGCCAGACTCACGCTCAACTTCTCCAAGAGCGCGGACGCCCTACGAGCGGCGGTGGCGCTGCATTGCGCCCACCACAATTACTGCCGCCCGCACATCACGTTGAAGGGGGAGACACCAGCTCAACGTGCTGGTATCGAGCACCGGAGATGGGAGATCCTGGAGCTTCTCTCCTAAGAGGGGGCTTCTCCAGTGTGTACCCACTACGTCAAAATAGACGACGCTTTAGGCGCCCCCGGCGGGGTTCGAACCCGCGACAGGCGGATTAACAATCCGCTGTTCATGCCACTGAACTACGGGGGCGTTGAAAGCTCGGAGGGGAGCGGCGGAAACGTCCCGCGAAGATGCTACCGCCGCTCCCCGGCTTCTGACTTACTAGTCACGGCGCCGCCGAGTCATCGGCGCCGCCGAGTCATCGGCGCCTCAACTTTCCTGAGCATCGCGCTCTCCCTTCTCGGCGTCGATCAGGTCACCGCGAACGGCTTCCAGTCGCCGATGATGGCGGTCAACTTCCACGTCCCATCGCCGACCTGCTCGGCGATCTTGTCGGTGCGGAGGATGTCGTTCACGTTCGCCACGTTGGCGGCGTCCTCGCCCCACCGCTTCTGAATCGCCTTGGTGATCTGCGTGGGGCCGGCGGCCTTCAGCGCATGCAGCACCTCGACCACGCGATCGCGCCGCGTAGCGCGGTCCTTGGCGTGCGGGTGGGCAGGTGCAGGGGAGAGGGACGGGCGGCCGACCGCGCCCCGGGAAAGACCAAAACCATCCAGTGCCGTAATTTTTATGTAGCGCGAAGGGCGATGAGACGGTAAACTCATCCTTTGCGCTAGAACCCACAGAACCCAAGGAGAGCGAAGATGGCTGTAGCTGTGAGAAGGACAGTCAAGAACGTCACCACGGTCTACCGACTGCCCAGAAGGGATAGTCAAAGGAAGAGGCTGTACCGAGCCGAGCGTAACGCGTTCGATTCGGCCTTCGACGTTCTTCTTGATCGCCCAGATGAACGCGGAATCCAGAAGGTCATTCGGCGCGTTCGTAGGTCGAAGACCTGGAAATCGATCCTTCGTGAGTTCAACGTCACCCCTTACGAAGGACAGTTCCGCGTGACGCTCATCAAGTCACAGAAGAAAGGCGCGAGCGCGGATTCTCGTGACGGTCTTAAGTTCGGGACGTTGATGATCACGCTGCCTGTCATCCTTCATGAGCTCGCACACGTAGCCACAGGCTACGTGTGCGGTCACTCCTGGCCGTTCGCAAACGTGTACGTCAGGTTGGTAAGCCGGTTCATCGGACGGAGCGCGCGAAACGACCTCCGAAGGGCGTTTCGCGCGCTTAAGGTGCGGTACACGCCCCCTCGGAGCCTGTCGCCGGAGCGGATTTTAGCCCTCCAGGACCAAGGGCGAAGACTCTCGGCCCAAGCCGCGTTGGGGAGGCTCGATGGTGTAAAGGCCTTACCGACCTCACCCGAGGCTCGCCTCGCCGAGCCTCGGTTGGAGCAGCCCGGAAAGCGGAGGCGAGCTTGGCCATGATCATGCTCAGCCCGGAGACCATCGTCATTCCTCCTCAACGAGACATAGGTTCTCGAGCGGAACGTCGATCCTTCGCGAGCCAAGGGCTACGTGGATCATCTCGGCCATCGGTTTCTCGTCCTCGTCCACTGTCGCACGGAGTTCGATAACTTCTCCGTTGACCTCCGCCTCCAGGAAGACTACGTCGCCCTTCCTGAAGGGACGGTTCTCAGGATCAGTCTCTTGGAGCATGGCGGAGCACCTTATGAACGTACATGTGGACGAGGTCAAAGAACTTGTACGTCCTTGCGGCTGGGTACCTACGATCCTCGCAGAAGGCCCCAGCTGTCATGTAGATACTTGGTATGGCCGACGTCTGCCAGTAGTCCAGGAACTCGACGAATTCGATAGCCGTCTCGCCATCACGGCGTGTGATCCCGGAGATCTGGATCTTGTCCTTCCCCTTCATGACGCCATCTCGCGGTAGGATTTGGCGAGCTTTCGTAGTCATGGCTAGCTCCACAGTTGGGTTCTCTCGTAACACCAACAACCTTACGGCTTTCTAACCCCCGCTACTAGTGGAAAATTCAGAAGAATCTTTCCCAGGGGCGTCATTTTCTCGATAACCCCCGGAAATCTCATTAGAAAGAGCTTGTCGAAACCCTCTCTATGGTCGCCGATCAATACCGCGATCGGCGAGGGATGAAGCCAAGGTGGGCTTCATGTACTCGATGCAAAGGAACCGGGATCATCAGCTGGTCCTCGCTCATCCCCGACACCAAGCTCCCTGACCTTCCATGTCATTCTTGCCGCACAACAGGCAAGTTCTTCCCACCGGACTCGCTCATGATCGAGGATGCTGTCACGTTCAAGGGACATCTTCGCTCGAGCTACAGATCGAACAAGGATGCGCGCTGCTACTATGTGTGGCGCATGGCCAGATTCCACGGTGGGAAGGATGTCACGATGCCAGTCACAGCATCGTGCGTTGTCAGTGGGGATCCGTTCATCCGGACCCTTGACCTCATCGCCGACGCCATCGCGAGGCGATACCTCGGCACCGACGTCGCCGCAGCCTACCGCTGGGGTAACGCGCTTGGCTACCTCCCCGACATTCCTTCTGGGCGATCTGCGACTGCCTAGGGGGTCAAAATTCACGATTTTTGTCCTAGCGTTAGAAGTCGCTGAGGGTGGCGAAGTTGAACGCGGAGCCAAGGAAATGAAGCGCCTTGCCAGTATGGTCTGGGTCATTTGCGTCGCAGCGATGCTCGTCCTCGCTGCATGGACTTATCTGATGTCGCCATGAGGACCAAAGACATCGAAGGATTTTGTTCAGTCTGTTCATTCAAGATCGAACGAACAGACGACGGTGCTGGGTTGGCTCATAAATTCCTTAACTCAAAGGAGTGGGAGGAACAGAATCCTCAAGTATGTGAGGATTGCGTGAAGGATCTCGCCGCAATTCTTGGACTCAGCGAAGAAGTTACGAGTCAGGTCCTCAAACAAGGATCACAACCACAACCAGGAGTCTAGAAGCATGAAAATCTATCTTATCCTCTGCGTTGTAACTCCTGTCCTATTTGCCTGCGCCTGTGCACTCGGTCGGTACAATCGCGACCGTAGGTATAGGAGCATGACTAATGGCAATCGCGTTCCCCAGCGCCCAGGGTTACGGAACTGATACTCCTGGTGGCCTTGGAGGGAAAATCCTCCGCGTTACGAACGGGAACGACGACGGCAGCCCAGGCAGCTTCCGCTGGGCAGTA